TTTTTCTCAAAAAGCACATTGTGCTGCCAGAAAGAAAAGACAAAGAGGCGAAGAGACAAAATCAATGTCACCATTTAACGAAGATGTGCAAAGTGTAAAGAAGATTAAGTTCTCGAAATTTACACACAAAACTCCCCATCTAAAAGGCGGTCAACACGTTTTAGATCCTAATGTAGATCTGAAGCAATTAGTTCATCACGCAACTGTTCAGTATCTTGATCGTGATGCTGATGGTGATATTGACATCTATGATGCTTCTAGTAAAAAAACACCTGATGAAAATGTTATGAGTGCTCCTGGTGAAGCGCAAAAGAGATCTTTGAAACTAATTGCAAAGCAAAAAGGTGAAATGCTTCATACAAAAAGAGGATCAGCATTTGAAAGTGTTGAGATGAGATATTGTAAATTATGCAGAAAATCTGAAAGTAGAGAACAATGCATCTACGGTCCAATGATGTGGGACAGATATTCTGTTGCATCTGTTCATCCAGCCAATGAAGCGAAAGATCACGAGTACTCAATGGCTCGTTCGGAACTCTCTACCATTGTTAATGGTGCCAAGAGACTTCAGAAAAAAATGAAGAAAGGTGAAGGTGAGATTGAGGCTTGGGTTCAGTCAAAAATTACCAAAGCAGCAGATTATATTGATTCGGCAGCAGATTATGTCGATAGTGGTGAAATGAATAAGGAAGAAGTTGAAATATTAGAAGGTAAGAGAGACGGTAAATCTGCAAAGGATCCTGGATATTCTTTAAGAGATTGGTTTAAAGGTGGTGGATGGGTTCAAGCAGGTGGTAAATATGATGGAAAACCTTGTGCCAAACAACCAGGTCAAAAAACAAAGCCATTCTGCCGCGATGCTGATGATCGTGCTGCAATGAGCAAATCTGAAAGAACAAGAAGAGCAGCAAAAAAGCGTAAAGAAGATCCAAATCCAAATAGAAGTGGAAAAGCAAAATTTGTAAGTGCTTCTTATGAACTACAAGGACAACAACTTGATGAGTTATGGGGAAAGGTTGCTCTTGGTGCAGGAGCAGCATTTATTCCATATCTCTTGAAAAAATTTGCAAAACCTGCTAATAAAGCAATTGATGCACCAGCAACTGGATCTGGAACTTTAGTTGATAAATTAAAGCAGAAAAGAGATACTATCAATCAGATGAATTCTTATGAATTACAAGGTGAAGTGATTGATGAAGCAGGCAAAAAATGCTGGAAAGGATATAAGAAAGCAGGAACTCAAACACTTTTTGGAAAAACTTATAATCGCTGCGTAAAGGAAGAAGTTTGTCCCGTTTGTGGATATGATCCTTGCGAATGTTTAGAAGGATCTCTTCAAGAGAAAAAGGATGCTTGCTATCATAAAGTAAAGTCACGCTATAAAGTTTGGCCAAGTGCATATGCATCTGGTGCATTAGTTAAGTGTCGTAAAGTTGGAGCAGATAGTTGGGGAACTAAATCGGAAGGTTTTTCCGATTGGAGAAGTGAACTTGGATTGAATGAAGATTGGCAAAAAGTTAATCGTCAAGATAAAACTGATGGATTAAGTCCCGCTGCAGTAAAAGCATATCGTCGTGAGAATCCAGGTTCAAAACTTCAAACTGCGGTAACTGAAAAGAAACCAACTGGAAAAAGAGCAAAGCGTCGGGCAAATTTCTGTCGCAGAATGAAGGGTATGAAGTCTAAACTCACATCTGCAAAAACTGCAAGAGATCCAGATTCAAGAATTAACAAAGCACTACGTCGTTGGAGGTGTAACTAATGAAATCTTTTAGAGAGTTTCTTTCCGAAAGTGTAAATATAGCAGGTGACTTTAATGGAAACCTTTATATTAATGGTTCTGAACAACAATCAGAACCTGTTGGAGAATCTTTCTTTGCTGACGTAGTTTGGGAAGGAAAGATGTATCGTTTAGAAGTTGAAGGTAAGATGATGCATAAAAATGAACTTGCTGAACAAATTCAAGGAGAATATCCTGGTGCAATTGTTCATAACATTTATCCCTCACAATCACAAAGTTCTTTAAAAATCAAAAATTCACAAAGATATCAACCAGAAAGACTGACTTGGACTGATTAATTATGGCACAATTTAATAAAAATACTCAAGACTTTCTGAATCAAGAAAGAACGCTTTTTGAGGTGAATATGATCGCCAATAAAAATGGCGAAGTAGTAACTACATCGAATAGATTTCCGGTTGATGCAATAATTGATGGAAACATAACATCTGTTCCAGCAAATATTGATGCTTTTGGAAGAACAAGAGTATCAAATCCATTAACACTCTTTGATAGCTCTCACAGATATAGAGATAACAATTTGTGGACAAGTTTAATTGTAGGAACTGGTTCTACCGTTGGGTTTGTAACTACTCAAGGTTTGGTCCAGATTGGTATTGGAACCACTGCTGGTTGTTCTGTTATCAGAGAAACAACAAAGACTTTTGCATATCAACCAGGGAAGTCATTACTGGTAATGAACACGTTTGTTCCTGAACCACCAAAAGCAAATCTAAGACAAAGAGTAGGATATTTTGGTGTAGATAATGGAATTTACTTTGAGATTGCTGGAATTGGAAGCACTTCAATTAGTTTTGTAGAAAGAAGTTTATCCACAGGATCAGAAACAATAGTTCCACAAACACAATGGAATATTGATAAGTTAGATGGAACTGGTGCTTCTGGAATTACTTTAGACCCATCTAAAGCACAAATTATGTGGACCGATATTGAATGGTTGGGACTTGGAACAGTTAGAGTTGGGTTTGTAATTGATGGTGCATTTATTCACTGCCATTCATTTCATCATGCAAATAAAATTCAAACCACGTATATGACAACTGCGTGTTTGCCTTTGAGATATGAGATTGAAAATACTGGAGTGACCACAAGCACAAGTACGCTTAAACAAGTTTGTTCTACTGTGATATCAGAAGGTGGTTATGAACTTCGTGGATTACAACAAGGTGTAGGAACTCCAATCACAAGTCCAGTTCGTCTTGCTGTTGCTGGTACTTATTATCCAATTCTTTCTTTAAGATTAAAAACAAATCCAAATAGATTAGATGCAATTGTAATCTTAACTGCTATTTCTGTTATGGGTATTACTAATAACTCACATTATAACTGGCAAGTAAGAGCAAGTGCAAACACTACTGGTGGTGGAACTTGGGTTAGTGCCGGAGATGATAGTGCTGTTGAGTATAAAATTGATGGTGGTATCATTGCTGGAGGGAGAATATTAGCAGAAGGTTATAGTAGTGCTTCTAATCAGGCAGTAAGTGCAGTTGATATTCTTAAAGAAGCATTATTTAAATTCCAGTTAGAAAGAGATGGATTAACTGGAACTCCTTACGAATTAACTCTTGTTGCTGCTGGTAGTTTAACTAATTCCGATATTCATGCTTCTCTGGACTGGGAAGAAATTAGTAGGTAATTAATTATGAGTGAAGTCTATTTGGGGAATCCAAACCTTAAAAAAGCAAATACACAGATTGAATTTACAGAAGAACAAATCATTGAGTTCTTAAAATGTAAAGAAGATCCCGTATATTTTGCTAGAAATTATATCAAGATCGTGTCTCTTGATCACGGTCTTGTTCCTTTTGAGATGTATCCATTCCAAGAAAGATTGATTGAAAATTTCCATAAGAACAGATTTAATATTTGTAAGATGCCCCGTCAGACGGGTAAATCTACAACTTGTGTTTCATATTTGTTACATTATGCTAATGTCATCTTTCTTGACGAGTTCGCTTTCATCCCGAATCACATTGCTGATGACTTCTTTGCCTCTGTTTATCCTACTATTTCTTCTGGACAAAGCACGAAGGTAATCATCGTTTCAACGCCACGTGGTATGAATCACTTCTACCGTATGTGGCACGATGCGGAACGTAGTAAGAATGAATATGTACCAACTGATGTTCATTGGTCAGAAGTTCCAGGTAGGGATGAAAAGTGGAAAGAGCAGACAATTGCAAACACTTCTGAACAGCAGTTTAAGGTTGAGTTTGAGTGTGAATTCTTAGGATCGGTCAATACTCTAATCAATCCATCTAAACTTAGAAATCGTGTCTATGAAGATCCTATAAAAAGAAATGCTGGATTAGACATTTATCAAAATCCAATAGAAGAAAATAATTACCTGATCACAGTTGACGTTGCTCGTGGAATGGGTAATGATTACTCAGCATTTATTGTTTTCGATATTACTCAGTTCCCATATAAGGTTGTTGCAAAGTATAGAAACAATGAAATTAAACCAATGCTATTTCCTAGCATTATTAACGAAGTTGCAAAAGCATACAATGATGCTTGGTTATTAATTGAGGTCAATGATATTGGCGATCAAGTTGCAAGTATCCTTCACTTTGATCTCGAGTATGATAATGTTTTGATGTGTGCGATGCGTGGTCGTGCAGGACAAATTGTTGGATCTGGATTTAGTGGAAAGAAGTCACAATTAGGAGTGAGGATGACTTCTGCTGTGAAAAAGTTGGGATGCTCTAACTTAAAAACTCTACTAGAAGATGATAAGTTACTGACTGTTGATTATGATATTATATCAGAACTTACAACATTTGCACAGAGGCATAATTCATTCGAAGCAGAGGAAGGATGTAATGATGACTTGGCAATGTGTCTTGTTATATTCTCTTGGTTAGTTGCTCAAGATTACTTCAAAGAAATGACGGACAATGATGTTCGTAAGAGAATCTATGAAGAGCAAAAAAACCAGATTGAGCAGGATATGGCACCATTTGGATTTATTTTGGATGGTCTGGATGAAGAAATTTTTGTTGATGAGAAGACGGGAGATAGGTGGATTAATGCAGCATCAAAGGATAATAATTTGGAAGTTTGGAATTTAGATGAATATGGAGACAGATCTTATATGTGGGATTATCGATAATGGATTTCGATATAGACATAGATGATCAACTCAATACACAGCATTTACTTTTTCTGGAACGTCAGTGCAGGGTCTGCAAAAAGACTAAAAGTTTGATAGATGACTTTTATCTTACTAGAAAAGGAAGAGGAATTTTTCCATCAGCATATTCTTATGAATGTAAGGATTGTACTAAAAATAGAATTATAAAAAAGAGAAAATCTAAGATTGAACACATAAATTGGGAATATCCTGATTGGTAGAGGTGTTCACGCATAGTTTCCCCAATGAAAGTAGTCTTTTTCATAAATATTTTTAGATTAATTCTGGATGGAGAATAAAGATGCCTCTAAATTTAGCATCTCCTGGAATTCTAGTAAGAGAGGTTGATTTAACTATTGGAAGAATTGATCCAGTTTCTGGGTCAATTGCTGGTATTGTAGCTCCTTTTGCGAAAGGACCTGTTGGTGTTCCTCAACTCATAGAAAACGAGAACGACCTGTATCAAACTTTTGGACAACCATATTCGGTTGATAAGCACTACGAGCACTGGATGGTTGCTTCATCATATCTTGCTTATGGCGGATTGATGAGAGTTGTAAGAGCAGATGATCAACAGTTAAAAAATGCTTTTGTCGGCGCAGGTAGCAGCATTAAGATTAAGAGTGAAGAGCATTACGTTCAGTTGGGATATGATTTAAATGTTATTCCAAACTTTACCTTTGTCGCCAAAAACCCAGGAACTTGGGCAAATGGTGTTAAGGTTGCAATCATTGATGGAAAAGCAGATCAAATTCTGACAGGTATTTCTACATCTAATGTTCAAGTTGGATATGGATTTACTGTTGCAATTCCCGATGGCACAGTTTTACCTGGAATTGGTATAACATCACTTATTGGTGGTTATTTTAAAGGCGTTATTACCGAAGTTGGTGCTGGCGAAGTTTCAACCAAATTAGTTGGTGTTGTAACCGCAACCGGCGGTATGGTAAATGTTGACTATCAGCAAAATGGCATATATGCACTGCCACAAACTGGAACAGTCGCAATTCATACAAATGGCGTAGGAACTGCATTTACAACTAGATCATATACTGGAGAAAAAGATTGGTTTGAAAATCAGTCGATTACTCTAAGTGTTGGTCAGATTGATTGGGATTCTATTGCTAATAAACCAGGTACTTCAGCGTTTGTTGCTGGAAGAGGTGGAAGATTTGATGAAATCCACGTTGTTGTCATTGATGACAAAGGGGCAATTACTGGAAATGCCGGTACTATTTTGGAAAAGCATCTTGCTCTTTCGAAAGCAAATGATGCAGAATATTCAGTAGGAAGTACTTCTTATTGGAGAAAATATCTTGAAACTAATTCAAGATATGTTTTTGGTGGATCGCAACCAGTTGGAGTTGTTACCACCGGATTCACTGGAAATGGTGTTCCACAGTTCGAATTAAATGACGATGCTGGATGGGATCAACCTGCACAAAATGTAATTTTTGCCGGAGCAGGATCAAATACTTATACTCTTGCTGGTGGTTTAAATTATCAAGGAAAAACGGATCTGTTAACAACTGGTGCGCTATATTCAGGATTAGATGATATTGTATCTGGACTTAAACTTTTTGAAAATACAGAAGAAATTGAAGTTGACTTTATTCTAATGGGATCTGCAAATTATCCTAAGAATGAAGCACAGGCATTAGCAAATTCCTGTATTGCTACAGCAGAATATAGAAAAGATGCAGTTGCATTTATTTCACCATATAGACAAGCATTCTTGAATGATTCCTCTGTTGGAACAGTTACTGTAAACAACATTGATACTATTACAGATAATGTAGTAAGTTTCTATGCACCAGTAACTTCAACAACTTATGGAATTTTTGATAGTGGTTACAAGTACATGTATGACAGATTTAATGACACATTTAGATATGTTCCACTGAATGGAGATGTTGCTGGATGCTGTGCAAGAACTGATATTCAACAGTTCCCATGGTTCTCTCCCGCAGGAACTTCAAGAGGAGCAATTCTAAATGCAGTTAAACTTGCATATAATCCAGGTAGAAGACAAAGAGACATTCTGTATTCGAACAGAATTAATCCAGTAATCTTCTCACCAGGTGCGGGAATTGTTCTCTTCGGTGATAAGACTGGATATGGTAAGTCATCGGCGTTTGATAGAATCAACGTTCGTAGACTCTTCATCTACCTCGAAGACGCAATTTCTTTTGCCGCAAAGGACTTCCTCTTTGAATTTAACGATGAAATCACAAGAACCAGTTTTGTAAATATTGTTGAACCTTTCCTACGTGATGTCCAGTCCAAGAGAGGTATCTTTGATTATGTTGTTATTTGCGATGAGACAAACAACACTGGGGAAATTATTGATGCGAATGAATTCGTCGCAGATATTTACATCAAACCAGCAAGATCGATTAACTTCATCGGTCTAACCTTCATTGCCACCAGAACTGGTGTTGCATTTGAAGAAGTAATCGGTTCCGTTTAATTAAACTAGAGGTTTAGAACTATGCCAGCTAGAAATCAAATTAATCCACCCCCACTAAGGAAGATCACCGACTTTAAAAATAAGTTAAC